TGTTCAAGCTGCTGGGCCATATACTGGGCGAGACCGCGCCAGCCGCCGTGGATCGCCGCCTCGAGGCCGCCCTGGATGACCCCCTGCCATTGCTGGACGAGCTGCTCGTGGCGTTCATCAAGCCCGCGCTGGATTTCGCCGGCGACGTCTCGAAGGCCAGAGGTGTCGATCGTGATGTCCCGCAGCCGATCAGGTGAGGCGTCCACAAGGGCCGACCTGTCCGCCGACTGCGCGCCAATGCCGTTGGCATAGGGCAACGCGACGATGCGGGCCGTGCCGCCCGAGCGTCCGCCGGCGCGGCGGCGGGAGGAGCCTGCGCCAGCGGTGTGGTTGAGGATGTCAGTTGTGTGCGTCTGAGGATGCAGGCCGTTCGCCATCAGATCCATGACGCCATTGTGCAAGTCGGCCGCGCGGTCTGCTGCGCTCTGTGCTTGGCCGTATTGCGCCGCCCCCGAAAGCAATGCGTAGCCGGGGATGAAGCCTGTGGCGGCGGTGTTGAGCGCGAACCCGACACGTCCTCCAACCCCGGGCGCCGGCATCAGCCAGCTGGGAAGGCGAAGACCAGAAAGCGCATTGGCGATTCCGTGAAGGCCGCGAATGGCGTCGGCGGACGACTGCACTATGCCGCCGATGTTCTCCGCCACATGCGCGATAGCCGTCGCCACGTCCGTGATGGCCGGCGCCAGGTTGATGAAGGCCGCGCGCAGTTCGGCGTCGATGATAGCCGATGTCTCTCGCATCTGGTCGGCGGCTTCCGAACCCTTGCGGATCATGTCTTCGTCGATCACCAGGCCGTAGCGATGGGCGGCGGTGATCAGGTCTTCAATCCGGGCCCTGCCCTGCTCCATCATCGAAAGGACCTCAGGAGTCAGGCCGAGACGCGAGCCCAAGGCCGACGCCTCGGCAGGCGCGCTTTCCGAAAGCCGATGCAGGCCGTCCGCCAGCAGGGGCAGAAGGTCGGTGACATCGTGCATCCGCGAGATAGTCGCAGGATCCACGCCCAGGGCCGTAAACACCTCCTGCATCCGGCGCCCCATACGCCCGCCGGCCTGCGCCTGACCCATGGCGATGTTCAGGGCCTGCATGGACGTCCGCATCTGATCGAGGGGCACACCGGCCGCCGTCGCTGCGAAGTCCACCGCCTGCATCTGTTCCGCGGTGAGGTGCAGGGCGTCGGCGGTATCAAGAAGGCTCTCGGCCCATTCCGCCGTTCGCATGGCCTGTTCAACGGCCGCCGCCATGACACCGACGCCGGCAGCGGCAGCCAGGCCGGCCGGGCCGATGGCCTCAAGGCCGGAGCCAAGGACGCCGAGGCTGGCCGCGCCCTCTTCCATGATCCGCGCGCGCGAGGAGGTCATGATATTGGCGATGGCCTCGCCCATACCTGACCGCTCGATTTCGTGGGCCGTCTGCTGCGACTTCCGAACCGCGCGGGACAAGCCCGCTTCAAGGCGCGTGATGTCGGCGTCCAGACGAACGACCAGGCGCGCCATGTCGATGGATTCGTTCATGACGCCTCACTGAATGGAAGGAAGTCTAGCCGGGCGGTTCGACCTGCCCGTTGCAGGTCGCGATCATGTAGCGGCCCGAAGACATGGACGACTTGTAGTCCATGCCGTCCACGCCGATGGAGCAGGCAATCACCGGCCCCCCGCCCTCGTTCTGAGCGGAGATGTAAACGAACGCCCCGACGGGCGCCTGAAACGTCCGGCGGAACGGCAGGCGATACCGGCCCTGCTCCGTGCCGCCCTGGGCGTTCGTCATCGTGATGTCGGCCGCCGTGGCATTGCCGGACACCTCGTAGTCCACCCGCCGCATCGGCGGCGGACCCACATCGCACCCCGCCAGAGCGACCAGTGCGAGCAGCGCGAGAGCGTTTTTCATGCTCGTGAGGATATGCCCGGGCGCGACGTTTGCAACCTAGTGGATGGTCGAGCTCATGTCGGCCAGAACGGCAGCCTCGAAGTCGGCGTCCGTAGGCGCCGCCGGAGCGGACGGCGCGGCGTTGAACTGCTTCCAGCCCTCGAACGTCGCCATGAAGTCCCACAGGAAACAGGCGTCCACCTGGGCGGGCGTCCAGCCCATCATGCCGCCGCGTGCGTAGAGGCCGGCGAACTTTGTGCGGGCTTTCGGGCCCGCTTCGCCTTCGCCGGCTGGGGCTCCCCCACGGGAAGGGGCTCCTCGTTCAGGCCGGCCATCCACGCCATCAGCACCTCGTAGGCCACGGGGATGCTCTCCAGCGGGGAATAGGGGTCGACGTAGTTCGTGACCAGCGCCGTGGCGACGGTCGGGCTTTCGCCCCCGCCGATCAGGCCCTGCAGGATGACCTCGCGATAGTAGTCGATCCGCCAGGCGCCCATCAGGCCGTTCGACAGGATCTGCGCGAAGGTCAGCTTGGACCGGATGCTCTGAACCAGGGGATGCAGGGCGGTGAGGATTTCGGGGAGCGATGCCCCCGTCTTTTCCTCGATCGCCCGCATCTGCCCGATCCGAAGGCCGAACGTCCGGTCCTCGCCGCCGAAAGCAAGGATGATCTCGCCGCTACGCGCCAAGCGATTAACCGGCGTTGGTGGCGAGGACAGCCGCGTCGGCCGCCATCAGGCTGATGGTGCAGGTCTGCTTGTCGCCGCGGGTGCCGGAGATCGAGAAGCCCGTCAGGACCATCGGAATGGTCAGCGTCCAGCCGCCGGCAGAGCCCGCGAGGTTCTGAACGATCTTCACGTTCTTGGCGGTCCCGGCGGCGAGCCAGGCCCAGTATGCATTCGCCGACGTGGCGTCGAGGACGCCGGCGCCGCTGACCTTGTAGTCGACCGACTTGACCACACGCACGGTCTTGGCCGGGTTGGACGGCGTGGCGCAGTCGGCCACTTCGGTCGTGGTCGTGTTCGCCGACCCCTCGAAGGCCCGGTCGGTGTTGATCAGACAGGGGTGGGTGAACGTCTCCGGGGTGGCGCCGTCGCCGACCTTGATCAGCAGCGACTCACCCGCAACGGGCGCAACAAAAGGCATGGGGTTTCTCCGTCAAGGGAAGTGCCGCGTCATCTCGACGGGGCTGGTGAAGACGACGGCAGGCCGGCGCTTAGAGGTTGGGGGCGGTGTCGAACCGGAACGTCAGGACCGCCCGGCGGGTCAGTCCGTCCGGCTCACGCCGATAGAGGGCGCTTTCGAAGCGCCGGGTGACTTGGGTGTGACCATCCAGGTCGAGAGGGTTTTGCAGGGCGTGGCGGACTGCCGCGGCGATGCCCCGAACCTCCGCCCCGTCTGTCTTGCGGGACCAGACGTTGATCTGGACATAGACCTCCGAAAGCGGCCCGCAGCTTGTGTCCTGGCCGATGACCTGGTCGCCGTCGCCGAGCGTGATGTAGGGGAACGCCGCCGTCAGGACGCGCCCTGTGGCGTCCACCGGCACCGTGTCCCAGACCGCGACGCTGGCCGTCCCGAACGCTGCCTGAACGCGGCTGTCGGCCAGCAGGGCGGCGCGGATGGCGACCTGAAGGGCGTCGGCCGGATCGTCACTCATTGACCGGACCCCACAGCCGCCTTGATGGCGTTGCGCGAGGCCGTGTTGATCTTGTTCCGCATCGCCCGGCGGCGGGTGCGAAGCGCAGGCCAAAAGAACGGCTGGGCCGGAACGTGCGTCCCGTTCGCTGCGACGTGACCATATTCGACGTGGGGCGCGTAGCCCTTCCCGTCCTTGCCGGGCGGATCGACCATGACATCAACGCTGATCAGCGGCCCGTCCTCTGCGTGGATGTTCTCCCGGAGTTCGCCCGGGTGACTGTCCAGATCGCTGACCGGCGCCACTGCGCGCAGGGTTGCCACGATGTCCGCCGCGCCCTGACGCAGAGCCACCTGCACCCGTTCGCGCACCGCCGCCGGGATGGCGTTGGCGCGGGCCGTCATGCGCTCCACGCCCTCCACAGAAACATATTCGGTGTTGGTGAAACGAACGGAGGCCCGCACCATCGATCAGCCCTCCGCGACGCCGAGTTGCAGCTGCATCAGCAGCCAGGTCCGCCGGCCGTCCATGTCCTGGGCAAACCGGACGTTGAACACCCGCGACGTGTCCCGAAGATCCACAACGCGGTCATCAGGCCGGATCGTCGCGGTGTCGGAGTCGTAGCGGACCCAGCAGTCGAACAACGCCGTGCCTTGCACCCGCGCCGCTAGAACCGTCTCGTCGCCGCCGACGGGTCGCGGCTTGAGCGAGGCGCGCCGGCTGTCGATCAGCGTCGCCCAGTCGCCCAGGCCGCCGCGGGCCGTCGGTGTCTGGCTGCGCCGGTCAACCCGGATGCGTTGGCGTAGATCACGGGCGGTCGGCATCGGCCCTCCAGTACGGATCAGCCTTCAAGGCCGCCGCGTGATCTCGTTTCGGTGTCTTCAGAGCGACAGCCGCGCCATGGGCAACAGCGGCCTTCGCGCAGTCAGCGGTGACGGAACACCGCATCCCCGGCATATAGGCGATGGTCACGCGGTATTCGGCCGGCGGCTGCCAATCGAACTCCCGCGTGAACCTCACCCACATTAGGCCGTGGCGCCCCAGATATAGAGCTGACCCGTGACCGACGTGCCGGCGCCGGAGTTCGCCAGCTTGATGTTGTCCGACGTGGCCGCAACGATGGTCCAGCCGGCGCCCGGGTCGATGTCGCAGAACACGCCGCCCGGCCGCACCGCGATGGTGTGAGCCGCGGCGCCCATCGGCCCCACGAACTGCGTCGCCGCCGCGTTGCCGAACACGATGTCGTTCGTGTTGGTGCTGTCGGCGAAGATCAGGATGCCCTTGACCTTGAGCAGGTTGATCGTGTTGCCGAAGGCGTCGGTCAGACCGCCGGCGTTCAGGTCCAGGGTGGACGTGCCGGAAGCGGCGATGCTGATCGCGGCTTCATAGAGCGTGTCACCGACCGCGCCGGATCCGGTGCCGGTGACGAAGTTGATGGCGCGTTCGACGTTGAGGTTGACCACGCCGGGGACCGGCAGGCCGGACGACGCGCGGTATTGACCGGACAGCCGGACGGCTGCCGTGAACTCTGTGCCGGGCATGGGAATGTTCCTTGTCTAGATGGCGACTATGCGGTCGCCGAGGAGAGCCTCGGCGGACGTGGGAAGGACGTTCGGCGACCCTTCGTCGCCGCGTTGCTCAGACAGCCAACCGACCGTGACGAGGATTGCCAGGCGGTAGCGGTTCGGGATGTCGCCGGGGTTGTCTCCGTATCCCGCAACCCAGGTGATTTCGATGCCGTTGGCGGTGCGCGCCGGCTGCGGCCACGCGGCGCCCGAACGCAGCGCGACCCGACCGACGACGCTGGACGTGTCGACAAAGTAGCTGGCGGCCGAGAAGGTCGTGGGGACGTCGCTGTCGTCGTAGGTCTTGATCGAAGTCACGCTTTGCAGCGGCGAACGGGGCAGCTCGAGGCTGTCGCGCACGATCGGCCAGGGGTAGTTCGACCAGACGCGGCGGACGTATTGAACCTCCGGCCACTGATCCAGATAGCCCTTGTAGGTCCGCGTGATCAGCGCCTGGTTCAAGTGGACTTCCACCAGCTCCGTCGCTGCCTCGATCAGGCCCGCGAGAGTGGCGTCGTCCTCGACATGGTCGATGCGAAGCTGCTCGCGAACTTCAGCCAGACTGACGGGCAGCTTGGCTGGCGGCGTGACCAGGATCGGCGTCATTCGCTGAACCCCCGGATCGTCAGGCTGCGTTCAGCCGTTCGGCCCGCCGTCGTCACGATCTTGTTCGACAGGGCGTAGATCGCCCGCAGGGTGACGCCCGACATGAACACCGTGGCCGTGGTCGTCGTGTTGGACGTATTCGCCAGCGTTGGGCCCGTCGGCGTGACCGACCAGGTCGACGTCGCGATGGTGTCCGTCCCCAGGAAGTCCGACCAGTCCAGGGAGTGGTCGAGGGTCTCCTGCGGATCCTGAAGCCGAAGGTCGCCATTCATCGTCTGGGTCTCCCCGTGCGGTCGTTTGGCGACACTTTGAACATTCGACTGACCGTCCCAACGACGGCAGCGCCGGCGGCCGAAGCAATCGACGTGACCCGGCCGACGGCTCCGACCGTCGCCTGGGCGCCGGCCTTCACCTCGTAGAAGAACCCGGCGACGAAGTGTCCGACGATGACGCCGAGCGTCTCGGCTGCAGTCAGTGCATCCGACCACGCGGCCTGGAAGGATCCCGTGGACGCCTGGCTGTCCGTCGCCGCCGCACTTTCCGTGACCGTCACGGGGAAGGTTCCCTGGGCAGCCGGCGCGTCCGTCGCTGCGCCCGTCTCGCTGACCGCCGCGACAAGCTGGGCGGTCGAGGCCGGCGTGTCTGCCGCCGCTCCTGTCTCACTGACCGCGCCGGCAAAGGTGGCCTGGGCCGCCGTCGTGTCGGCTACAGCCGTCGCCTCCGTCACCGCACCTGCAGCTGTGAAGGCGCTAGCCACAGTGTCGGCAGCCGAAGCGGTTTCGGACGTCGAACCGGAGTAGGTCGAACCGTTGGACGACGTGTCCGCCGCAGATGTGGTCTCCGCGATCGCGGCCTGCAGGGTCGCTGTCGAGGCAGTCGTGTCAACCGCGGCGCCCGTCTCTGTGACCGCCGCCGGCAGCGCTGCCGTCGATGCCGTGGTGTCGGTCGCGGATCCGGCTTCTGTCGCTGTCGCCGGGAGCGTGGCTGTCGAGGACGAGGTGTCGGCGGATAAGCCCGTCTCCGTGATGGCCGATGCGAACATCGCCGCCGCCGCCACAGTGTCCGCGGCGCTGGCGCTCTCCGACATGCTGACGGCGTAGGTGTTGCCCGTGACCAGCAGCGATGCAATCGCCGCCGTGGCAATGGGGCGGAAGCCGAGCATCCTACCAGGCCCAGATGATTACGAAGCCGTCCCCGCCACGTCCGCCCGTGCCGCCCGTGGTTCCACCACCACCACCGCCGCCACCGCAGCCGAAATAGCCGGCGCCGCCGTTCCCGCCAACGTCCGTGCTGCCCGAGCCACCACCACCACCGCCGGTCCCCTTGAAGCCCCAGACTACGGAGCCGAGCTTCACGCCCGGAAGCATGTTCGGGAAATGACCCGTGCCGTTCGCACCGTTGCCACCCGTGGGCGCACCCGCTGTCCCGCCCGTGGCCGTGTTGAAGTAGGCCGTCGCGGACGGGACCGCGTTCCCGCCCGCCGTGGTTCCGTTGGCCGAACTCACTGATCCGCCGCCGCCGCCGCCGGTCGTCAACAGACCGTTCGTTTGCGTCGAGTTGCTGCCCGCCGTTGGTGTCGCCGCGTTTCCACCCGCCCCGCCTGCAAGGCCGGCGATGCTGATGGGGGGCGCGTAGGCAAAGCCGATGGCCGAGGTCGCCGTAAGGGCGCCCGCACCCGCCGCGCCCGCTGTGGCCGCACCGGAAGCCGCGCCCGCAGCGCCTGCCCCGCCCCCGTTGGCGGTAATGATGAGATCGTTCTGGTTGCCTGAGGCCGATTGGGTTGCGGCGACCCACGAGCTATCGCCGCCCGAGCCAGCCGCATCCGCCGCGCCGCCCGGACCACCCGCTGACGGATAGACGAACAGCGTGTCCGGCAGGAGCAGCGACGGCAGAATGATGGACGACAGACCGCCCGAGCCCCCGCCCGAGCCCCCGCCACGCGCCGTCAGGGTCAGGCCCGTGAAACCGCCACCACCACCAGCGCCCGAACCCTGGACGATGAACCCGAACGTGTTAAAGCCCTGCGGTTTGCTGAACGGCTGGCCGATGCGCACCGGCGCGCCCGTGCGGTTCCCCGCACTTCGGAACACCCAGACGTTCTGAAGCGGTCCCGTCTGCGGAAGGTGGAAGATGTCAGACATCTACCGGCGTCTCGGTCAGGATGTAGGTGAACCCGACAGGAGGCGCGGGAAGCTCAACGGTCGGATCTGGCACGTCAGGCGCCCAATCCGGCGTCTTGATGTCCGCATCAATGACGGAACAGCCATACTCATCCGGCAGTTTGATCGGGTCCCCGGCAGGCGTAACGATGCGCGTCTGCGTTCCGTTGATGATCTCCTGGAGCGCCTCGCCGTCGTATCCGTAGTCGAACTTGAGGCGGTTGTAGGTCGGTTTCATCAGTGTGCCGCTCCCGCAATGAAATCGAGAAACGCCATCCAGCCGAACGTGACCAAGCACCCGGCTAGGAACGCGAGCCCGTATCCGACCCAACGCGGCGGGCGCATCAATACTTCCCGCCCACAGTCGTCGCGAGCCAACCATTGGCCGAGGCCGTCGCAATGGTCGCGATCAGCTTGTAGCCAGCGGGGAGCGGGATATTCACGGGGAACTCGTAGCCCGACACCGCCGCCACAGCCGACGCCGTAATCGCCGGAAGCGTCACCTCGTCAAACAGCGTGTTGTTCGCCGCCGTGCCGGTCGTGGAGCCATTGTTGATCCAGAGGCGACAGACCGTCGCCGTGGTGTTCCCCGCCGGGGTTGGGCGCAGGCGGACCTTGGCGACAAAACCCCCGTTCGTCGCATCCGCCGTAAACAGCGTGTAGGACGTTCCCGAGGTCAGGTCCGCCGTGGTGTTGGCCGTGACCATCGGCCCGGCCCATTGAATGTCGGCGGCTTTGGAGAAGATCGGGACCGTGTTTGCCGGCATGGTCTAGCCCCTCACTGCGGCGCGAACCGCACGGCGTAAGCCGCT